TGTTGCAGAAGATTTTGTTTTTGAATCAATAACTATGTTTGAAAACATATCAAACAAAATAGATAGAAGTGATTTGGATAGAATAAGAAAATGGACAATTGGAATTAATTCGCATAATCAATACATCACAATTGATAATTTATTTTATAATTCATATGATGTTGCATTTTTGGAAAATAAAGTTAAAAGCAAACATGCTATAGTTGAGACATTAATGAAAAAAGAGATAATTGAGGAAAAAACTCCAATTTATCTTCCGATATCTTCTATGGTTAAGATCGCAAATAAAACAATTGACGATTTTATTTCAACTTTGAATGAATCAGAAAAAAAAGAACTTACATCATTATTAAACGAAAGTGATCAGGTTTTAATGGAAAAATATAATTCTTTTAAAGATGAGGCTGTTGTTAAACTTGTTGTTGCTATGGAAAATGAAGATGACCAAAATGTTAAAAATACAATTTCAGAAACAATAGACACCATCAAAAGAAAAAAATTTGATCGTTTAGAATATTTCCGATTGAAAAACTTGGTTAATAACATATAATTTTGACAATTTGATAATAATCATCTAATTTTTTTTCATAACAATAAACATGGAAAAAATGAGAGAATGAAAAAAGGAAAAACCGCAAAAATAAGCGGGTTTAGATCATCAAAAGTTAATTATGGTACAGTAGATTCAAAAAGTTTAAAATCAATTTACATAAACATTCAAACATGGGTAGAACCAAAAGACGATTTTAATAATTGGACGAGGGTTGTGTTAAATATGTCAAGATCAGTGAAACATTCAGTTTATAACTGTATTGACAGAAGTTTATTTGACGAAAAATTTATTGTTGATTTAGATTTACGAACAAGTGGAATACAATACAAAAAAAGGTCATTTATGAATTTAGAGATTAATCTATATCTTTTAGAGGAAATGGATTTTAAATCAACAACTCTAAAAAAATCTGTTAAAAAAATAGTAAGCTGTATTCATCAAGAAATATTCAAAAATAACGATTATTTTAATTTTCACATTACCAAAAAAGATAAATCACAATTGGTTGAGGTAGAAATATAAAGTTCAAAGTATTTATATAAAAATATAAAAATGAAAGAACTTAAAATTTTAAAAGCCTACGAATCAGGTAAGGGTATTTTGATTGAAGAAGATGCCGGATATATATCACCTAAAGAATTTGGGAATCAAAATATTTTAAAGGAATCGAAAAATTTTTTGGATTATAGCAAACCGTTTGAATTTTATGCGGTATTACAGAAATATGACACACCTAATAGGAACGGTAGAATTTACCCTGAAAAAATTTTAAAAAGGGAGGCTGAAAATTACAAAAAAATAATCAATAAAGGGGTTTCATTATCTGAATTAAATCACCCGGAATCATCATTGATTGATTTGGATAGAGTATCTCACATTATAACTGATGTATGGTGGGACGGTAAGATTTTAATGGGTAAATTAAGATTATTAACATCACCAGGATTTCATGAAAGGGGGGTTTGTTCCACTAAGGGTGATTTGGCGGCAAATTATTTAAGACAAGGTGTAACTTTGGGAATTTCATCAAGGGGTGTTGGATCTTTAAAAAAGATTGGAGAACAAAATGAAGTTCAGGATGATTTTGAACTTATTTGTTTTGACTTAGTTTCTTCTCCATCAACACCTGGAGCTTATTTATTTTTAAATCCTGAAGATAAAAGTAACTTTGAAGAGAATTTGGAAGAAGAGAAACAAATTCAAAGGGAAAGGCAAGTTGGACCTGAAGCGAACAAGTCATTAGATTTAATGAAACGTTTGAACACTTATTTAAATAAATAAAACTTGATTTTCTAAAAAAAAAATATCATATTTCATTAAAACTTAATTTATGAACGAAAAATATTTTATCGCAAAACTTTATTATGAATTTCCTGATCAAGAAACTGGAAAAATAAAAAAAGTAAAAGAAGAAAAGCTTGTCAAGGGTTATAATCCTACCGATATTGAAGCGAAAATTACAAAAAGATATCAAGATTTAACATTTGATTGGAGAATTACTTCAATCGCTGAAAGTAAAATTGACGAAGTTATAGAGGTCATTTAATTATATTAATTAATTTTTTCTATGAAAAAGGGAACCCAAAAGGTTCCCTTTTTTTATTTATTTAAGTTTTTTTTAGCAAAAACGTATTAAAAATGGTTTTTTTTCAAAATAGCAATATTTATATGAAAAAATAAAACATTTTTAAAATGGCAAAAGAAAAAAATTTAGTCGAAGACGCTCTTATACAAATGAGGAATTTGGAAGAAGCGGTAGCCGAAAATGCAAAAGGAATACTTGCATCTACAATGAAGCAAGAAATCAAAGATTTAGTAAAAGAATCTATCGTATCTGAACAAGGTGAAGATGACGAGATTGAAACAGATGATGAAGTAGAAATTGACACTGATTCTGATGAAGAAGAAATGGATATGGATATTGATTCCGATGAGGATGAAATGGATATGGATATTGATTCCGATGAGGATGAAATGGATTTTGATACGGATTCTGATATTGAAGATACCACAATGTCTGATGATGAAGATGTAATAGATTTATCAGGTTCTGAAATTTCTGATGAAGATCTATTAAAGGTTTTCTTAGCAATGGATGAGAATGATGGTGTTATAGTAAAAAAAGACAACAACATGGTTAATTTAAAAGACGAAAACACTGATAAGGAATATATGATCCAAATGGAATCCGAAGAAGAAATGGATGAAATGTACGACGAGATGGAAGAATCCGAAGAAGAAATGGATGAATCTTATGACGAAATGGAAGAATCCGAAGAAGAAATAGATGAATCTTATGACGAAATGGAAGAATCCTATCAAGAAGAAGATGAAACAATTACGATGGACGAAGAAGAAATGGATATCGACTCTATTGTTAATCAAGTTTTTGGTTCTGATTCCGAAAAAATGGAAGAATCATATGATGACGAGGTAGTTTATGAGATTGAAATTGATGAAGAAGAGGATGAAGGTTACCAAATGGAATCCACAAAACCAAAAATTGGAAAAGGAGCTAAAATCGGAAAACCTAAATTCTCATATAAAAAACCATCAGGTGGATTCAAAGAAAAAATGAAACAAGGAACAAAAGGTGTTGGTATTGGCAAAGGTCCGAAATTCGAATTCAAAGAAGGTAAAAAAGATATTTCCGATGTTGTTAAAAAGGAAATGAAACCTTTTAAGAAAAAAGAAGAAACTAAGGAAGCTGCTCGTACATTAGGTATGGGAAGTAAATTTAGAAAAGGAGGTTTACCAAAACCAAGAGCTTACTCAAAATCCAACATTAACATTGACGAACAAAAATACGAACAACAAATTCAAGTTCTTAGAGAGAAAAATGAAGAATATCGCAAAGCTTTAAATGTTTTTAGAGATAAACTTAATGAAGTTGCAGTTTTCAATTCTAATCTAGCTTACGCTACAAGATTATTCACTGAACACTCAACATCAAAACAAGAAAAAATTAACATTTTAAGAAGATTTGACGATGTTGAAACTATCAAAGAATCTAAAAATTTGTATCGTACAATCAAAAATGAACTTTCGCCTTCTCAAACAAAAGGTTCGATAAGTGAATCAATTGAAGGTAAAATTGACAGATCACCATCATCGGGATCTGCGACCAATTTGATCGAATCAAAAACTTATGAAAATCCTCAGTTTTTGAGAATGAAAGATATCATGGCAAAAATTTCAAAATAAAAAATAAACTAAAAAAATAAAAATCCAATAAAAAATGGGAGCATTATTAGAATCAGGTCTTGTTGGTAACATAGGGTTGAAACACCTTAAAGTTATCAAAGAAGACACAATCAACAAATGGGACAAATTAGGGTTCCTTGAAGGCCTAAGAGGTCACCTAAAAGAAAATGTGGCGCAGCTTTACGAAAACCAAGCGTCATTTTTAATAAACGAAGCAACTTCTGACTCATCTTCAGGTTCTTTTGAAACTGTTGTATTTCCTATTGTTAGACGTGTTTTTTCTAAATTGTTAGCGAACGAAATCGTTTCTGTACAAGCAATGAACTTACCAATCGGTAAATTGTTCTACTTTGTACCTAAAATTCAGGGTTACTCAGGTGGTTCAGTTGTTAATGGTGTAAATATCACATCAGGCGACCACTATGCACCTGTAGGTTCTCCTGGAAATTATCCTGGTGATCCTAACGCTGGATATAATTCAGGTACAGGTCAACCATTCGGAACTGCTGCTAAAAATCTTTATGATTTGTTCTATGAAGGAACTGAACCTGGATTGAACCCTGGCGGTCTTTTTGATTATTCTAAAGGTCGTTTTGTAACAATTACCGCTAACACACAAACTGTGCTATGGACAAACGGTGTGTTAGTACCAACAGGATTAACTTCTGGGGAGTATAGAAAAATTATTGTTGCGCTATCAGGATTCACAAATCTTGGTGTTGGTAAATTAATTGGACCTGATGGTCAGGAAATTGATACTGAATCATTTCTATCGAATTTGGTTCTTTATACCGCAAATTCAACAGTTGCTGATGAACTAACAGATAGTACGGCTAATGTTTACACACCTCTTTTATTTAGAGTGGTGACTCAGAGATACGGTAAAGGAATTGTAGCACCGACATATTCTTCAGTACCAACTTCTTTCGGTTCTACCGGAAATGGTGGATATTTCGACAACGTATGTAACCAAGAAGGTGTTATTTATTTGGAAATTGACGCTCAAGTACCTGTTTGCGTTTCTTGCGGTCAGTCAACACCAGATGGTTATTCAGGGGCGACAATCACTACGGCAGCATGGTCAGGTACTGGTGAAAATGCACCAATCAAAGCGGCTTTCAGACGTTACGAAGAACTTGAATTCGAAGATAAAATCGGTGAAGTATCATTTGATCTTGAATCAGTAACAGTTTCTGTAACTGAAAGAAAATTAAGAGCACAATGGTCACCTGAACTTGCACAAGACGTTGCGGCATTCCACAACATCGATGCAGAGGCTGAATTAACAGCATTACTTTCTGAACAAGTTGCGGCAGAAATTGACCGTGAAATTTTACGTGACTTACGTAAAGGTGCGGCTTGGAACCTACGTTGGGATTACAACGGATGGAAGAGACTGTCTTCAGGAACTACTCCATACACTCAAAAAGACTGGAACCAAACGTTGATTACTGCGATCAACCAAATTTCGGCACAAATCCACAAATCTACACTTCGTGGTGGAGCAAACTGGATTATCGTGTCTTCTGAAATTTCAGCAATTTTTGATGATTTGGAATATTTCCACGTATCAAACGCTTCACCTGAGCAAGATCAATACAACATGGGTATTGAAAGAGTAGGTACTTTAGCTGGTCGTTACCAAGTTTATCGTGACCCATACTTCCCAGCAAACACTGTGTTGATTGGTCATAAAGGTACTTCGTTACTTGACACAGGTTACATTTACGCACCGTATGTACCACTTCAATTAACTCCAACTATGTACAATCCATTTAATTTCACACCAATTAAAGGGATTATGACAAGATACGCGAAAAAAATGGTAAATAACCGCTTCTATGGCCGCATTACCGTTGATGGAGTTCGTACATTTGATTTGAATGAATTGAGATAATCAATTAATTAATATTAACGAAAAGGGACAAGAAATTGTCCCTTTTTTTATTTTATTGTAAAAACACTTGGTTTTTCGGATGAATGTTATATATTTATAAGTATGAAAAAATATATACCAACACAGGAAGAAAAAGATAAAATACTATTAATGTATAATGAAGAGTTGTTAGGTAGTCAAACTATTTCAGAAAGAATAGGACTTAACAAACAACAAGTTTTGAGAATACTTAAAGAAAATGGTGTAGAATTAGGTCCTTCAGGTAGACGATTTATTGGCGGTAAAAAAATTTCAGATAAAAAATACAGACAAAAAAATAAACAAAGATTAGATGAATATACTAAAATTTGGTACGAACAAAACAAAGAATATCGAAAAGAATATCTTAAAGAATACCGAGAAAAAAATATAGATAAAATTAGAGGTATAAAACGTAATTACGAAAAAACCCGTAAACATAATGACCCCCTCTATAAACTAATCGCCAATTTCAGAACCGCAATATATCAAGTACTGAAAGAAAATAATGTACAGAAGAACGGTCATTATTTTAATATATTACAATATACCCCAAATGACTTAATAAACCATTTAGAAAATCAATTTACTGAGAATATGACTTGGGATAATTACGGTGAGTGGCATGTGGACCATATTAAACCAATAACATATTTTAAAATTAGTGAAATCGGAGATGATGAGTTTATGAAATGTTGGTCGTTAAATAATCTCCAACCTATGTGGGGTCAAGAAAATATTCGTAAGTCAAATAACATAATTTAACTTACGAATACATCTAATTTTTTACTTTATTAAGATATTTATAATAAAAGTAAATATTATGGCACTAAGAGTAATGACAGGAACCACATGTGGTCCAAATACAACAATAATTTTTGTTGCTGACGATGCGTTAACTGCGGGAAATCCGTTATCAAGAGCATATCAATTTGATAGCGGACTATGTGTTAATATAACCGCAATTTCAACTGCAACCACAGTAAGCGCTCAAACAGCTAACATAGCGTTCGGTCCATACACATCTTGCACTCAATGCATAACACCAGCCAACTCAGGAGGTGTTACTGCTAGAGACTGTAAAGATTGTGGGACTGGCTCATTCACCTCAACCACTTTTAACCAAGCTATTTATACAAACGGTCAAAATAGGGCGATTAGACAAAATAATACAGTTGCTTTAGGCGGATTTAATGGGTTGAATAATTAGGTTTCTTTAGATAGAATTCTAATGCTTTTAGATAAGACCTCAGTTTCGCCTATATTATAAACACCCCTCTCAAAAGCGTGTTTCACAGCATGAATCAAAAGTACTGATGCAATACTTTTGTCCATAGTTTGCAAAATAGTTTCTAATTGTTCTTCAGAATTAATTTCTAATCTATTAAATAGTACGGCTAGAGGTTGATTGTTTTCCATTTTTTTTTGAATTCAAAAATAAAATCATTTCTTGATTTAGATCTTTAACATATTGATAGTTATCCAAAACCACTTTACTGAATTGTTCAGACAAATTAGAAGGTGGATTTACATTTTTATTTTTCATTTTTATATGTTTTTAGATATTTATATGCAAATATAAACAATTTTTTTTAAATGACAAATAAAATTAATGAAGCTACAGGCTCACTTTCTTCAGGAAAATATTCAAACGTTCCTTTAGTTCCGGGAGAAAGATTGTTTAATAAACAGCAAATGCAACCATTTTATATACCGACTTCAAAATATGATAACGCTGAATTGGCATATGATAGTTACGACAAGAAAATGAGCACACCAAAAAAAGAAATTGAAAAGAAAGAGAAAATGGCAAGAAGAATATCAAAATACATAAAAAATCATCCAATACAAAGTGATGATGATGGTAATATTTTAACCGGTCCTATACAAACAAATGAAGGTTGGGTTGAGATTGATCAAAACACTGATGTTGATTTATTAACTGAAGATTTGGCAGTTTGGTTTGGTACAAAGAAAAAACCAAAAGGGTCTAAACAACCAAAAGGTCCTTGGGTAAATATTTGTCGTAAAAAGGAAGGTGGTGGGCACCCCCCTTGTGGAAGACCCGATGCCTCATCAAAAGGTTATCCAAAATGTAGAGCTGCTGGAGTTGCGGCTAAAATGACTGATTCTCAAAAAAGATCCGCTTGCCAACAAAAAAGAAAAGCGGAAAAATCAAAACCTAAAACAGGAACGGGTAATAAGCCAACAATGGTATCATACAAACCAAAAAAAAAGACCTCCAAAAATGAAGGTCTTAGGTTATTAATTAAAAATATTCTTAACGAAGTTAAATCTTCTTGAGAATATCTGTTAAAGAGCAGGTAATTTGAGAATGTATTACCGTCTCATAAGATTTTCTGCGTTTTTCTATCTCATTATTAAATAGATAATTAACCCTACTCCAAGTTCTCGCCGTCATAAGTATTGAATAATGATATACGTGATTTGTCACAAAAGCTTGTTGATATTGCAAAGTTACATACATACCCAACCTATCATTAATTATAATTTTCTTATCTGAGATGGGGGCGTAAATTAATTCCGAATCATTTTGTTTGAGTAGTTTTCTTGCGATATGAAAACAGGTCTTTTGATACCTATCCATATCGGGATCCATTTTTTGGTCAAGCGGTCTTCTATTTAACCAAATATTGTATTTGGTGATTAACCGACTAATTTTTCTTTTAAAAAATTTATAGATTGTCATACCTTGAATTTTGGAAATACAAAGGTATGGAAAATTTTTTTAATTACAATTTATTTTTTTGTCCATTTCCCACCTTTACTTTTGTATCTTTTTGCCGCAGCCCCATTGCAATACGCACTTGGACAAACTTTATATCTTGATCTGGCCCATGCTAAAGATTGTTGCCACAATTTTGGGTTTGTCGGTGTATTTTTTTTCTTTTTTTCAGTAATTTCAGAACTTTCTTCCATCATACCGACAAATGATTTTTCCTCTACATCTTCTACACCATCGCCTTTAATGTGATTCATTATAAAATCAAAAACTTGGTCCATATTATTTTTTGCCTCAGCAATATGGTCTTGTGCCCAATCATGCCCATCATCTAAAATTTGTTCTACTGTTTCTTGGTCTAACTCTAATAACATATCACATTGTCTTCTGATTTGTTCTAAATTTGAAAAGAACATATATCTATCTGAACGATCTTCGTGACTTTCATTGAGAACTCTTTTAATTATATTTTGAATATCTGATTCTGTTAATTTTATAACTTTTTTCATTTTTTATTAACAATTTGAAATTTAATTTGTCTTTTATAAGTATTCACCTCACCATTAATATTCAATTTTATGTCAATAAAATATTCATTTGGAATTTTATCTCTGGTGTCAAAAATGAAATAATATTCATTTGGTGTTTTATTTATTTTTGTCCAATCTTGCACTTGAACTTCGGTTTGACCCTCCTTTACATATACCCTATAATAAGCGTTAATTTTATTTAAAGGTTGGTTTGATGTATATTCTTTTTTGATTATTACACCAACTTTTCTTATGTCGGTGTTAAGTATTTTTTCATCTTGTTTTATACCATAATAATCAAACCCATAAACCGAAGGGTCGTTTGTTGATGTTCCTATCGTTATTGATGACGAATAAGGTCTTACAATCAATTCATTTTCTATATTTGGTAGTGATACCCCATTTAATGTTATTCCACTCCATACGTCAGTAAATGTACAAGGTGTTTTATACCCCAAAAGTGCTGGTATTGTAACTTCATAAACTCCTTTTGTTTTTCTACAAGTGTTCAATGATGTTAATCCTGAGATGGGATCACCCGAACTATCAAAAATTGTAACATAAGGATTTGAATCCAAATTAACCGGATTTCCATCATCATAAGCATAAAGATATAACTTATTTGCCTTTCCTAAGGCAAATAAATCTCTATCATCCTCAATTAAATCATCATACGATGTTAGCAAATATGGTTCATAAAATGTTTGTGTATGTCTTGTAAAAAACTCAACCGAATAATAATTTGTGGTTGCGGTGAAGTTCTCGATATTTGGGGTGTATGCAATTCCCCAACCTGTCACACCTGTAATTGTTCCATTTAAAATTCCGTTTATTTCATCTGTCATATCAAATGAAATGTTCTCATTTCCGAATTCAAAGTGCTGATGATCAATGATTGTAAGGGCTGAATAATTTAAACCAGTTTGAGCGGTCAAAGAATTTGAATTATCATAAATTCCCGGATTTGACCAACTATATGTTGTTTTTCTTGCAAACCAATTTGATGGATTTATAGAATAGTTAGATAAATCATTATCCAATAAATTCAAATCAACTTGCGTTTCTAAGTTTATATTTTTTCCAATACCTTCGTCCCAAGTTTGGGGGTCTCCTGTATCTCCTGAAGATAGGGGTATTCTAAATAAAAACAAATCAAATGAGGTAGCTCTTGTTAGATAATCAAAAAACCTTTTTTGATTTATAAGGTCTTTTTCAAAAGTTGCGGTATTTGTTATTATCAATGTGTGCGTCATTGAACTTGTGCAACCTGTCTGAATTAGACCGTCATTTATTTTAGATTTTAACAAATCTAAATTAATATCAAAAATAAACCTTGAGTACGTATATCTTGGTTCATTTAAATTTTCTAACCCATATACAAGTTCTGCAATAGGTTCTTGACCAGCATTTACAAATGAATTAAGAAAGATTGTATTATTTTTATTGAAATAAGAATTATTTATAGACATTTGAAAAGTTTATCTATAAATATCAATAAACCTTAAATTAGTTAATCCTAATGTTTTGATTTAGTATAGTATTTGGAGCATCCAATAATTTTTGCAATATTTCTGATGATTGCGTACCGTCTTGACCAACAGGTACAGCCGCCAATCCATGATAAGGATGAACGTGAGATACTAAAAACTTGACGATTAATTCTAATAATTCCATCAATTTTTCTCCTCTAACCATAGGTTCTGTTTTTGATTCAATATCCAAATAAACTTCTGGTGTGATACCGTATATAGTATCTTTTAAATTAATTCTAAGATCTCCAATTTGTGAATCGTGGGATAATAAATAAAGTTTTTGAGCTCCCAAAGTTCCATAAGTAATGTCTTGATCATTTACCGTTATTGGATTGAATCTTTCATTTTTTATTTTGATTAAAGGTCCCAAAGTATCTTTTGCTGAAACAATACCAAATCCGTAAGAATTTGAACCATCTGTAAGTCCGACTTTCTGAAATATTGATAGTAAATTATTTGATTCAACTGGACCTCCTTCAGCGTCAACCATTTTTTTATAAAAATTTGGGTGTGGTCTAAAAACAAACGGAAATTGTTTTCCTTGTTCAGGTCTAAAAGGTATTAATGTAACGTTTGGTATATCAATTAATCCTTCGTTTAATCCTCTTATGTATTGGTTAATTAGATTTGAAACACCAATGCTGGTTAATGCTTTAAATTGCGCGCTAGCGGCTAATTGAACTCCTTTCCAATCATCTACATTTGTATCAATTTTAAAATCCTTGGTGTTAATATTATCAGGTAATCCTTTTTTATCTATGTTATAAATGTATATGTTACCTGTAAAAGAATCTTGTTGATTTTCAGGGTTACTAATATCATATTCAATAAGTAACTTTATTTTCTGTACATCAGTGACTAGTCTTGTTCGTGAAACTTGTTCTCCTTTGGATTGTGTCGTCAAAAATCTAGCTAAATCTAAAAAAGCCCTCTTTTCATTTGATGTTGGTAAATTTGTTGTAGGTCCTACTAAATCTCTTGTTTTTCCTGCTCTTAATAATGCTCTTTCTTGTTGTAAAATTAAATCGGAAGTTCCCCTACCAAGTAAAGCGTTATCATCAGGCTCTGGAAAAACTCCAAAAGTTTCTTTTGGTATTTGACCGCCTACTTCTTTTAAAGATTTTTGTTGCTTGTAATTTTCTCCGCCTATAGAATTAGTTTTTGTTTGATTGTCAGTTTCATAAATAACCGATAGTGGAGTTGATGGTGTTGTTGGTAAATAAAATCTATTTCTGTCAGAAAGATATCTTGATTGAGAGGATGGGTCTTGGACATAAGGATATAAAATATAAACTAATTCACCTTTTTTAGGTGTTATATTCATTGAAAATGGTAGTAAAGGTAAAATAACAAAAGGATCATTTTCTTTCCATTTACAAGTTTGTTTTACGTTTGTTTCAACATCTGACAAGTCTTTACATTGATTGGGTATTGATTCTTTAATATCGTCAAGTAATTCAATCTCAGGTAAAACTCTTAACCTACCTAATCTTAAAGGGTCGTCATTATCTAATACTGTACCTTGATATACTATTTTACCCTGCACCATTTTGTCTTTTTTGATATTCTTTTAATATTTTATTATAATTAGATTCTATATTATCTAGATGATGAGTTAAAGTTATTATACCATTTTTTGTTCTATCAAACTCTGAATTTAAATAATCCATAGCTTTAACCAAATCCTTATTTGGTTTATTTTGATAATCTGATAATATTTCTTCTAAATTTTCCATTTTAAACAAATTTGCCAGCCCATGTTTTTGGAAGTGTGGGTCCTGTTGGCGATATAAGTGGCGGTATTAAAATTTCACTTTTACCGTTCTCCCATAATTCTGTAGCTTGACCCTTTAATTGTGAATACATTGCAACAAGACCTAAATTAGGGCTACCATCTGGTAATGGACCTGTAGGTAACCCCAATTTTTGTAATTCAGTAATAGAATTAACAAATGACCTTTCTACCGAATAACCCGGTAATAAAGGTGCCGCGGCCAATAATGGTGCGGGAATTAAGTTTCCTCCAATACCGGGTAATTTAAGAAGTGCCAATATTTGATCTAATATGTTTTTACATTGTCTCCAATCTTGTATTATTTTTATAATTTGAATTAGAATTGCTACCAAATTTAATATCATTGCATATTTTTTTAGAGAATTTTCTCTAGATAAATCGGATGCTATACTTCTTATTAATGTAACAATTTCTCGTTTAATTATTTTGAACAGTTCTCTTATGAATAGCCCTCCAATTTTTGAAACGATTCCAACAAAAAAACCTTTATATTTTTTTGTAAAATCCTCCATAGATGTAATATCAATTTCTGAATTTGTTTGTAATGATTTTAACATTATCATAAAACCCAAAAATACTTTTGGTGAAAATATGGATGTGATCAAAGAAAGTGGTAATTTAAATATTGCAGAAAAATCAAAACTTAGTTTGAACGATGCGTTTAATTCTAACCCAAATCCTGAATTGTTTGTGAATGTATTGGTAATATTATCAAATGCGTTAATTAATTCATCATCATTCTCATCATCAATAAAATTTAACTGATCGATTGATTCTACAATCTGCAATGAATTAACCGGAAATTTTACATTATCGCAACCCTCAAACTCAACAGCTCTATTTTGAATATTGTATACTTCTTGATCTATGGCCAACAAATCAACTTCGTTAAATTCAAAAAAATCATCATCCAAGTTGTCTAACTCGCCTGTTTTAGCAACACCGCTTACATCAATTTCTTGTCTTGTGTCAAAACATAAACCAAGAACTCTTGCCATTATTCTACCAAACTTAGTGCTATCTTTAGTATTGTTAACCCCTAAGTTTAACTCTGATGATACGCAACCTGTAATAGCATTCATTAGTTCAGAAATAACAACATTAAATTCAACAAAGGACATCCTTTTGTAATAATCTCTTAAAAATGATGCTATTTTATTAACAGAATTTTGTCTATTAATTAAATCAATTTTAAAAAAATCTCCTGGCTGTCCTAAGTTATCTTGTTGTACATATGTTATATCAAACAAATCCTGACCTGAAGCCCCTTTAAATTTGTAAGAAATGCCCTCATCTAAAATTCTTTGACGTAATTGACGATTCATCGGATATTTTAAATCACCGGTATTTAAATTTTTCTGCCTTTCGTACTTTGTTTTTCCAACTTTAGATTCCGGGTCTATTTTCAAATTACCTTTAAAATCAACGTTTTTAACTTTAATGTATAAACTTTGATTACCATCGTAGGTTTGCTGTTGCGAACATCCCAAAAGTTTGACTATTTCATCAACAACTATTTGTTCGATCTCAGGTCGTATCGTTTTTATTGATTTCAATAATACTCCTTTTAAGTATTTTGTTGAAGATAAACCGGTACCTCTATTGGCTAAGATTAATTTTATTAATTGCTGAAATTGACCTTCAACTTCCTTTTGTAATCTGTTTTTTTGGTCCTCAATTTTTGATAAAGTGTTTGAAATATTTTTGTTTGCAGGCTCTGTTGAACTATTTGCCTTGGCGGATAAAGATTTAATATCCCCCTTTATTTGGCGAAAAGTTTTTAAACTGGCGATTTTACTACCAGCATCAAAATATCCTTTTGCAAGATCAGACATTTTACTTTAGTTTGAACGTTTTGTTTGACTCAATGTCTTTTTTTATCAAATCGTCAATCAAATCATCATCCATATCTGAAATAGAAAAACTTTCTTGATTGTTTGAAGATTTTTCCCATATAGATGATTGTAATTTTGAGAGTTGAAGTTTTTTTTCTACACAGTCGTTAATAATTTTTTGTTGTTTTTCAATTACAGGACCGATCAGAGTCATATCTTCAGGATCTTTCATCATTGACAACATCTTATTTTGAATTCTTAACGCTGTACTTCTTTGTTCAACAAGTTCGTTATAGATTTCTTGCATTAACGAGAGCATTGACTCTTTAGTTAATTCTATTTTCTTTTTTTGAGGTCTAGACATATTTATAAATATCTTATTTTACAATATTTTGCAACAAATCGTTGTAAGCCTTTTTATATTTTTTAAGACAAATTCTTATTTCTTTTGTTGATAAATTTGTCATTTCTCTAAGTGAGAGTAAAATAACATTCTTATTAAATTTATTATTATCTGAACTAATAAAGATATTGTTGTAGTTTATGAATATTTCATATAATGATTCACCCAACTTTTTTTCGTTGTCTGTTAAATCATTTTCTTGTAAGATTTCATATAACTTATCTAAAAAACCGTTTATAATATCCTCGATTTCTATGGTATCTGAATCAAGATAATAAATTAAATCCTCCCTTGCTTCATTTTCTAAATCACTTGAAATGTCTTCATATGAGATTTTTCGGTTCATATCCTTTTGGTCTTTTATAATTTGACCCATAAGATAATTTTTACATATTGTTCCGAAATACGAATACGCCTTTTTTTCTTTTGATGGTTTAAATTTTTCAATTTTTGTCATCAAAAAAGAATGGGTATCCGCATGAATTTCATTAAAATCCATATCTTTTCTGTATAATTTATATCGTCTTATAATTGACGATATCATTTTGTCCAAAGGTTTTCTCAAAGATTGGTTATAAATTTTGTTTTTTTCTTCAAATGTTGAAGCTGACAAATATAACCTTACAGCAGATTCTTCTTTTTCGTCAAAATAGTTATCAGAATTTTTCTTTTTGGATTTTCTTTTTGTTTCATTGACCGTGTCTGCACTTAACGTCATTAAACAGTTTGTGGTTCATATTTTATTTGTCTATCAACAGTGAAAAAATATTCTTTTTTTGCCGAATCAATCCAAAATTTGATTTCATCGGGAACCATTACTTCAGTTCCATTTTTATAATTCCAAAAAATTGATCCTTCTCTGAGATTAACATGTTTATATCCGATTTTCGGAATAGACATAATCTTTATTGAATTATGCGTCATTCTTAACATAAATTCATAAACAAATGTCAATTTGAATGATGGTTTAAATTTACCAAATCTTTCAAATATGGATTTTTTAATTACCATACCAGAAGATTGGAAGTTTTGATAATTTTGTAAAATTTCGTTATTTAAAATTCCGATATCAGACGTGAAGTTTGCCGCAAAGGTCGCTTCGTTTGTGAAACCGGCAAATACTCCTTTCTCATCAATATCAACAACGATTGGCAAAAATGCGTCAACATCTTTATATGCGTTAACATATATCTGAACATTTTTAAACCAAATACTTGAATATTCATCATCAAATTCAAAAAATGATATCCATTCAGAATCGGTGTTTTCTACACCATAATTTATCTGAGCCGCATAATTGGGGGTTTCAGTCCATACAAGTTTTTTAACATTTATGTCACCAAAATCATAACTCTCAATCGCGCTTACCAAGGTGTCTTCATCGGTATGAACAATAATAAGTTCGTTAAACGGTAATTTTTGTGTTTTTAAAGATGTTATCGCTTTATCAAAAAGCTCTGAAAAATCTTTTACTCTCGCGGATTTTATCGGCAAAATAACCGATAGATTTAATTTTTGTTCCATATTTTAAGTTGTTTCAAGTTTAGTTAATTGTTCTTGGAACGGTTCCAATCTAGTTTCAATGTATTTTGAAAAAAGTTCAACCACCTGACCTTCAAATTTTGAATAATCTGAATATTTGTTTGCAGTTTTTTCAATGTTCTGATACAGTTCATCACTAATATTATCTTCAAGCCAGTTATGTAAAAAGTCAGAAACAAAATCTACAATTTGATTGTGTTCTCTGATCCAAACTCCGTTATCCTCATTCATCCATTCTGGAAATAAATTTGGTATTTTACCAATAACAGGAACACCAACTTTCATTGATTCAAGTGGGAATGTTCCAAAACCGCTAGTAGGATCTATCCATACAGATAAAAAACAATCTTTAAGTGCGTTTGCAAATTCTTTTTCAGACAGTCCTCTCATATCTCTAAAAGTTACCCACCTATATTGGGGGTATTTTAAATAAAAAGTTTTAATTAAGGTCATTGTGTCCCTTTGGTCTCTTGTGTGGATTGCAATGATTGGTTTAGCGGGCAATTCTTGTTTTGTGAAAACTTCAGAAACAACAGGTGGTAAAATGTCAAAAGATATTCCCTTCATAAACGATGAAACATATTGCTTTTGGTCTTCTGATGTTGTGATACATTTTGTAAAACCAAATTGTAACCAAGTTTGACCTGGCTGCAAAGTTTCCAAAACATAATCATACGCTTGACATAAAACAATTTTAGCACATGGCAAATTTGTTAATTGTGGCATTACAAACCCATATAGCTCAGATACCACAATAAAATCCTCGGGAGATACTTCTAAATTTTGACCTTCGATCGCACGGTGGGGAATTTCTTCCATAAATTCTTTTCCCAACCAATTTGAAACGCCGTTATAATCAGGTTTTTCATGCAATATTATTGAGTTAAAACCATTTCTTTTCAAAGTAAGAGCAATCCTATAAATGTAGGATATAGAAGCCCTTGCATTTCCTTTAGTGTCCTGAACCAAGAAATAAATTCTCGCAGATTTGTTTTTTAAGTTTTCAATTGATTTTTCCAATTTTTGGATTTGTTCTTGAGTCATATCAATATTTATTTATTAATTTTTTATTTAAAAGAGTGTTAAAAGCAATTTTAAAAGGAATTGTAACACCATTACCTCCTTTTAATCCTAATGATTCATCAATTTCTTCATCCTCGGTCATAATAACTTCCAACATCATTTTAACAGCTTCATATTTAACAACGTTAATGTGAATCTCACTATCGCCAGATGTTTGATTTATATTTATATATTTTTCAATCTGATCTATATCAACATAATAGTTTTCATTAAAAACTTTGAACATAATTAATTTTGTTTTAATATTCCTTCTAATACATTGTCAAATTCTTTTATTGAACTAATTGTAAATTCAGAAGAAACGTGTTTATTGTAATTTGTTTCATATTTTACCAAAATTTTATTTTTTGGATAATTCAATAATAAGTCAGGATTTGCCGTAAGTAAAATATCAATTTCATTCCACATTGAATTAAGTGTTAATTGTGAATAAAATTTTATTTTTTCAATTTGGCAACCGAACTTAGATATAAAAAATAATGAAGCGGGTTTTGATTTTCCCATTTCATCTGATACAATCAATAATTCGTGTTTGTCTCGGTATTTTAAATATATGTCTTGTAAATCGTGAAATGTAGAATATTCTGCCGAAGATGCGTGGCCAAAAATTGACATTGCGTGTTCTTCATACATAAATTCATATAATTCTTCATTTGACTCAAATGAAAAATGATCAAGCAAATTAAGCGACGTTACATCACTTTTGATTTCATATTTAAATTCTTTTGATGTGTCATCAAAAACTTCTTGAAAATCATCATCACCAATGGTTGATTCAAATTTATGGACAGTATCCAACTCTGATTGCTCCAAAACAAGTTTTTCGTAAATCTGTGTAAATTTGCCAATCGTGTTTCTTAAAACACCATTAAGTTCAATACCGATTCTCATTCTTCATATCTTTTTAAAAGTTTACCAATAAGGGGATTCCTAACAACATCCTTATCTGAAAATTCAAATACACCAACATCGTTTAACCCCTTAAATCTTTGTAGGGCATCCCACAATCCTGATTGTTTTTTATCTTTATATCTATCAGTTTGTTCTAAATCTCCTGATATGAAAAATTTAGAGTTAAAACCAATACGTGTTAATAATAATTTCATTTGGTTTGGTGTTGAGTTTTGGGCTTCTTCAAAAATCAATATCGTGTTATCGATATTCATACCTCTCATATAAGCCAATGCAAACACCTCAATAATTTCCGCCTCTTTTAATTTTTCACGGGCTTCTTTACCAATAATTTTATTTAAAAGATAATAAGATGGGAAAATATAAGGGTCCAATTTTTCTTCTACGTTTCCTGGCAGTGAACCTAATTTTTCTTCCGCTTCAACTGCCGGTCTGACAATCACAAGTTTTTCGTATGAATTGGCAGGGTCTAACAATAAATCAACCGCCGCTTTCATTGAGATGTAACTTTTACCTACACCCGCAGGACCTGAACACAACACAATTTGGTTATTGGTTAATAACTCGTAATACTCTTTTTGACTCTCCGTTAAGAATTTATTTTTGATTTTTTTACTAACCAAAGAATTAATATATTCTTTTTTGGTTAGTTTCCTATCAACCTGTTCAGGTCTCGGCTGTGTGTTTTGTTTTTTTCTTTGTGTCATCATTTTTAACATTATCATTAATCCATTGATAGGTTTTCTCTAATCCTTTAATCAATGGTTCAGATACCGACCATCCGACTTTTTCTTTATATAATTTATTATCAGAATTTCTTCCTTTTACGCCAACAGGACATTTAAATCCATATTTTTGTCTAAAGTCATCTCCTGATATATTACTTATATTAATATTTTTTCCCGAAATATCAATAGCCATTTGAGCTAGTTGATTTATGGTTACCATTTCTTCGGAACCAATATTAACAGGCCCTTTGAAATCGCTTTCCATTAACTTTAATATTGCCTCCACACATTCATCAATAAATAAAAATGACCTAGTTTGTAATCCATCGCCCCAAACCTCAATTTCACCTCCATTGGGCGTCTCGGCAATTTTTCTACACATAGCGGCAGGTGCCTTTTCTTTACCACCTCTCCAAGTACCATAAGGTCCAAATATATTATGGAATCTGGCAACTCTAACATTTAGTCCGTAATTTCTATTAAATGCCAAATACAATCTCTCACTAAAAAGTTTTTCCCAACCATACTCACTATCAGGATTTGCCGGATATGCGGATGATTCTTCACAATTAGGATTGTTTGGGTCTAATTGATTATGTTCGGGATACATACATGCTGAGGATGAATAAAATAATTTTTTAACTCCGAATTTAGACGCATAATACGATACATTTAAATTAATTAACGCAGAATTGTGCATTACATTAGCATCGTTA